CACGTGCTGCGGGGGAACCCGAGCAAGCTGTCGAGTGCGCAGCTGATGGACAGCCTGCAGCCGGAGATCGAGCTGCCAGGCTGCCCGCCGCACCTGTTACCCGAGGCGAAGAAGGAATACCGGCGCATCACTCCGGAGCTGCTGCGCTATGGCCTGATCAGCAAGATCGACCGCGCCGCGCTGTGCCTGTACCTGCAGAGCTGGGCCGAGCTGGTCTATGCCGAGAAGATGCTGGGCCGCAAGATGAAGGCTGCGGCCAAGGCCATGCAGGAGGCCGAAGCGAAGGGCGAGGAGTACACCGGCGGCGACGGCATGATCGAGATCACCACCAACGGCAACACGATCTACTCGCCGTACTGGGTGATCGCCAACAAGGCACGCCAGCAGGTCGCGCGCTTCCTGGCTGAGTTCGGCATGTCGCCCAGCTCGCGCGGTCGCGTTACACCGAGCAACCACTTGCAGCGCAGCTTGTTCGATGAAGGCGAAGGGGAAGGCGAGCAGGGCTTCGGCACGATATGAGCGTCAAGGATTTCGCCGCGATCGCGACGCAGTATGCGCGCGACGTGGTCGAGGGTCGCAAGATCGCCTGCAGGTGGGTTCGCCTGGCGTGCCAGCGGCACCTGAACGATCTGGCCAAGGCCGAGGCCGGGTGGATCTACCAGTTCAATCCCGAGCTTGTCGACATCAAGGGTAAGACCTACCGCCCAGCGCAGCGTGTCTGCATGTTCGCCGAGCGGCTGCCGCATATCAAGGGCGACTGGGCCGCTCGCGGTGAGAAGATCCATCTCGAAGACTGGGAAGTCTTCGTGCTGGCCAGCATCTTCGGCTGGATCAACACTGCAACCGGCAAGCGCCGCTTCCGCGTCGCCGACCTGTTCGTGCCGCGCAAGAACGCGAAGTCGACGATCGCCGCGGTGATCGGGCTGTACATGCTGTCGGCCGATGGCGAGTTTGGAGCCGAGGTGTACTCCGGCGCCACGTCGAAAGACCAGGCGATGGAAGTGTTCCGGCCGGCGCGCCTGATGGCGATCGCCACGCCGGAGTTCCGCAGCTTTTACGGCGTGGTGCCGAACATCAGCAACCTGGCGATCATCGACACCAACTCGAAGTTCGAGCCGGTGATCGGAAAGCCTGGCGACGGCGCCAGCCCGAGCTGCTGGATCGTGGATGAATACCACGAACACACCTCGGCCGAGATGTACGAGACCGGCGAGACCGGCATGGGAGCGCGGTCGCAGCCGCTGCTGCTGGTGATCACCACCGCCGGCAGCAACATCGGCGGGCCGTGCTACCAGCACCAGATACAACTGCAGAAGGTGCTGGAAGGCACCATCGAGAACGAGCAACGCTTCGGCATCATCTACACCATCGATGCCGAGGATGACTGGACCAGCGAAGAAGCGCTGCGCAAGGCAAACCCGAACTTCGGCATCTCGGTCAGCAGCGAGTTCCTGCTGAGCGCGTTGCGCGATGCGCTGATGGACCCGCGCAAGCAGGCCACGTTCAAGACCAAGCACCTCAACGTCTGGGTCAATGCGCGGTCGCCATGGATCAACCTGGAGAACCTGCAGAAGTGCGCCGACCCGGCGCTGACGCTGTCCAGCTTCGCCGGCGAAGAGGCCTATCTCGGCCTCGACCTGGCCAGCAAGCAGGACATCGCATCGTGCGCGTACGAATTCGTGCGCGAGATCGACGGCAAGAAACACTACTACGCCATCAGCCGCAACTACCTGCCAGAGGCGGCGGTGCAGCGTCCGGAGAACGCGCACTACCGCGGCTGGGTGGCGCAGGGTCACCTGGTTGAGACACCGGGCAGCATGACTGACCTTGAGCTGATCCAGGAGCAGATCCTCGAAGCGCGCGAGCTGGTCGCCATCCAGGAGGTGGCGAAGGACCAGCACAACTCCGCGCAGCTCGGGGCGAACCTCGAAGGCGAAGGTCTGACGGTGCTGGACGTGCCGCAGATCACGAAATACCTAAGCGATCCGATGAAGGATATCGCGGCGCTGATCGACGCAGGCCGCTTCCACCACGACGGCAACCCCGCCTTCGTCTGGATGCTGTCGAACGTCGAATGCAGGGAAGACGCGAACGAAAACATCTTCCCGCGCAAGGCGAAGGAAGAGAACAAGATCGACGCCGCCACGGCGCTGATCCTGGCGCATGGGCGCGCGATGCTTGGTGCGAGTAGCAGTGTGACTCCGGAGCTAATCATTCTATGAATGCAACATCGAGCTGGTACAACACCGAACGTGTCAGCCAGCAGGGAAGCGTCGTCCTGAAGAACTGGATGGCCGGACGCGAGGCGGAGCGTGCGAAGTCCGTTCAGGCCTCGACGCCGATATCCAAGATCACGACCGGTACCGAGATGTACGACATCATGACCGGCGGGATGGGATTCGGCGGCGCCGGAGTGCCTGTCACCGAGCAGACGGCGATGGCGATCGGGGCGGTGTACGCCTGCGTTGGACTGATCGGCGGGGCCTTGGCGGCTTTGCCGTTCCACTTGTACAAACGTCTGGAAGAAGGGCGAGAGCGCTACGACACCGACCTCTGGTGGCTATTCAACGAATCCCCGTGGGCATCCTGGACGTCGACGGCGGCATGGCAGCATGCTGTCCAGTCGATCGCGCTCAAGGGAGACGGCTTCTGGCGCATTCGCCGCGTATCACCATACAGCAACTCGATCGAGGGCTTTGAGCCCTATCATCCGGATTGCGTCGGCGTAATGAAGCACGGCGCCGAGAATGTCTATCGGTTGGTCAATCTTGATGGGACGACCGAAGTGGTGTCGCAGGCCGACATGCTTCACTTCCATGGCATCGGGTTCGATGGCTTCCGCAGCCTGACGCCGATCCGCGCGGCACTGCGTCCGGCGGCAGGTATCGCACTTGCGGCTGATGAATATGCCGGTGCGTTTTTCAAGAACGGCGCTCGCGCAGATTTCGCGCTGGAGGTTCCAGGCAAGCTCGATCCTGAACAGACAAAAGTGTTGCGGGAATCATGGGCCGCACGGCATGGCGGCCCAAGTAATGGGCACCTGCCTGCGATCCTGGCCGGTGGGATGAAGGTCCAGCAACTCACCATGAACATGGAAGATGCGCAGCTACTGTTGACGCGCGAATTCCAGGTCGAAGACATTGCGCGCATCTTCGGCGTTCCGCCGCACATGATCGGCGCCACCAGCAAGACCACCAGCTGGGGAACGGGCATCGAACAGATGTCTATCGCCTTCGTGCGCTACACGCTCGGCCGCTACATCGACTCCATCACGCAAGAGATCAACCGCAAGATCTGGCCGCGCAGCCGTATCTATTTCGGGGAGTTCAACCGCGATGCGCTGCTGGATGGCGACAGCAAGGCGCAGGCGGAGTTCTTCTCCAAGGCGCTCGGCGGCCCCGGCACGCAAGGCTGGATGACCATCAACGAAGTGCGCCGCCTCAAGAACCTGAAGCCGCTGCAGGACGACTTTGCAAATACCGTGCAGCGTGCCGGCGCCGCCAAACCGACCACAACACAAGGGGAAAACAATGCACCCGATGATCAAGCTGCTGGCGCGTAATCGCCGCAAAGGTACGTTCCGCGCCGAAATGCAGGGTGACGAGGCGACCATCTACCTCTACGACATGATCGTCGATACCGACGACGAAGCGGAGTGGTGGGGCGGCGTCAGCCCGCAAGCATTCATCAAGGAGCTGAATGCGCTCTCCGCGCCGACTATCCATCTGCGCGTTAACAGCCCCGGCGGTTCCGTGTTTGCGGCGCGCGCCATCGAGCAAGCGCTGCGCGAGCACAAGAGCCAGATCGTTGCCCACATCGACGGCTTGGCGGCCAGCGCCGCATCGTTCCTCATCATGGGCGCGGACGAGATCATCGCCGCCCCCGGCAGCTTCATCATGATCCACAAAGCATGGACCATTGCATGGGGAAATGCAGATGATCTGGTGACCACGGCAGGCCTGCTCGAACAGATCGATGGCTCCCTGGTCAAGACCTACGCCGCGCGCACGAAGCAGGAATCGCAGCAGATCGCCGACTGGATGAAGGCTGAGACCTGGTTCGAGGCAGACAAAGCCGCCGAACTTGGCTTTGTCGATAGCGTGGCCGAGGCCGAAAGCGCCAAGGCAAAAGGCGCCGACTGGGACCTGAGCGCCTACGACCACGCCCCGCAACGGCCAGTTGCTCATCGGCAATCAGCCGCACCGGCACAACCTGATCGCGCCGCCCTGGCTCGCGCCGCCGCTGTACGTATCGCAGTTCCCGCCTGACGCTCCCGCGCCCGGCACAACCCGCCGCCTTCGGGCGGCTTTTTTTATGGAGAAGTGAAACATGAAAAACATCCAAGCTCTGCGGGAGCGTCGTGACTCCCTGGCGAAGAACCTGAGCGAACTGGTCGATCAGGACAAGACACCCAAGTGGTCACCCGAGCACCAGGCAAAGTATGACGCGGCCATGACTGAGATCGGCGACATCGATGCCCAGATCAAGCGCCACAACGACGCCATGAACGCCATCAACGCAGGGGCCGCCGATCGCGGCACCATCAGCGACGACATGCGCCATGAGTTCACCCGCACGCCGGGCGCGCACAAGAACCAGGAAGAGACCCGCGCACTGCGCGCCTACCTGGCTGGCGGCATGGCGAACCTGGCGCAGGAAGATCTGCAGCGCCTGCGCGCCCGCCAATCCGGCGACATCGCAGCCGCAATGCAACTGCCGCGCGCTGCCATGAGCACCAGCACTCCGGCCGAAGGCGGCTACACCGTCGCAACCGAATACTATCGCCAGCTTGCCGAGGCGATGAAGACATTCGGTGGCATCCGCGCCGTGGCCACCATCATCCAGACCGGCACCGGTGCGCAGATGAACTTCCCGACCACCGACGCCACGACGGAAGAGGGCGAGATCGTCGGTCAGAACGCAGCGGCAACGCTGGGCGAGACCACATTCGGCAACGTCGCGCTGGACGTGTACAAGTATTCGTCCAAGAAGATCGCAGTGCCGTTCGAGCTGATCCAGGACTCGATGTTCGACATCGAGGCCTACATCAACCGCCTGCTACAGATGCGCATCGGCCGCATCACCGCCAAGCACTTCACCACCGGCACCGGCACCAGCCAGCCCAAGGGCGTCGTCACCGGCGCCACCGCCGGCAAGGTAGGCGCTACCGGGCAGACCGCGACCATCACCTATGAAGACCTGGTGGATCTGGAGCACAGCGTCGATCCGGCCTACCGCTTCGGCCCCAAGTTCGGCTACATGATGAACGACGCCACAGTCGGCGTGATCCGCAAGATCAAGGACACCACCGGCCGTCCCGTCTTCGTGCCCGGCTACGAAGCTGGCGCCATGATCGAAGGCGGCGTGCCGGATCGCCTGATGGGCAAACCCATCTTCATCTCGCAGGAGATGGCGACCATGGCCGCGAACGCCAAATCGATCCTGCATGGTGACTTCAGTCACTACATCATCCGCGAGGTGATGGACCTGACGCTGTTCCGCATGGCCGACTCCAACTTCATCCTCAATGGTCAGATCGGCTTCGTCGCGTTCAACCGCCAGGGCGGCACCTCCGTCGATGTCGGCGGCGCGGTGAAGTACTACCAGAACAGCGCGACCTAATCGGTAGCGTGAGCGGGGTGGCGCGAGCTGCCCCGATCTGACAAATAAATAGGAGAACGAACCATGGCAAACAAGAAAGCTCGCCTGCTGGCGAAGAAAATCATCGACGGTATCAAATACGAGCCCAACCAAGTGATCGATGCCGACGTCGCAATCATCAAGGCTTTGGTCAAGGATGGCGTCGCGGACGACACCTCAGAAGCGGTCAAGTACTGCATCGAACAGGGCGAGAAGCCGATTCTGCACAAGTCGCCCGATGCAGAAGCCATCGCCGCCCTGCAGGCCGAGATCGCCAAACTCGAAACTGAACTGGCTGCCGCAAAGGATGCTGACAAGGCTGCCATCACCGCGAAGATCGAAGCCGCGAAGCAGGATCTGCAGGCGCTGCTGGCGTAGTCGCCTTCCCATTGTCCGGTGAGTGCAGACGTATCCACCGGACCTTGGAAAGCCGATTAAGAGGAACCCATGGGACTGACACTGAAAGTCGCACCCGCTGCCGAGCCGGTCACGCTGGCCGAGGCCAAGCTGCACTGCAAGGTGGATGGCACGGAAGACGACGCGCTGATCACCGCGCTGATCGTCGCCGCGCGCCAGCAGGCCGAGCACCGTACCGGCCGCGCGCTGATCACCCAGCAATGGGAGCAGACGCTAGACAGCTTTCCGGAAGACAGTGTAGACCTGCCGAAACCGAATCTGGTCTCGGTGCAGTCAGTCACCTACCTCGATGCCGATGGCGTGCGCCAGACGCTGGCCGGTACCGAATACCAGGTCGTCACCGACGAGCTTGTCGGCCGCCTCCTGCCGGCATACGGCAAGAGCTGGCCGTCCTGCCGCGTGCAGCCTGGATCGGTGGCGATCAATTACACCTGCGGCTATGGCAACGCATCCGCAGTTCCGGAGAGCATCAAGAGCTGGATCAAGATGGCGGTTGGTACGCTGTACGCGCAGCGCGAAGGCATCATCACCGGCACTATCGTTGCCGAAGTGCCGCGCGACTTCTTCGCCGGGCTGCTCGATCCGTTCGTTGTGCACCGGGTGGTCTGATGCTGTCCGCAGGAAAATACGACCGCCGCATCGTGATCGAGCAGGTCACCGAGACGCGCGATGCGGCTGGCGGCGTGGTCGAGACCTGGGCGACCTTTGCCACGGTCTGGGCCCGTTTCGTATCGCAGACCGGGCGCGAGTTCTACGCAGCCAAGCAGATCAATGCCGCGCTGGAGCAGATCATCAGCATCCGCTATGTGGCGGGGCTGAATGCCAAGATGCGCGTGAGATACGGCACCCGCATCTTCAACCTCATCGCGCCGCCCATCGATGTGAATGAGGCGCATGAAGAGATCAAGTTGATGTGCGAGGAACTCCGTGGCTAAACAGGCGAAAATCACCCTGCGCATCAGGTTCGCATGGTGGACCAACCTGTATCTGTATGGGCTTTATACATTCTGTTTCGTTACAGGTTTACGTGCAGATCCTGACAAGGTGGTAGCAACCATCATCGGCGGAATCAAGTTCGAGGTTGTTCATGGCTGACTTTTTGTGGGTCAAAGGCGGCGGCGATATCGCCCGCGCGCTGGAGCAGTTCGCGCCCAATTTGGAACGCAACATGCTGCGCGGTGCGCTCCGCGCTGGTGCACAGGTCATCCAGGAAGAGGCCAAAGCGCGCGTGCCGCAAGACACCGGCGCGCTGCGTGACAGCCTGCGCGTGAAGACCGGCGCCCAAGGCGGCAAGGTCTATGCCTATGTGCAGGCCGGGCGCAGCAAGAAGAAGGGCGACCCATGGTATGCGCACCTGGTCGAATACGGCGTCAAACCGCACGTCATCATCGCCGGCGGCGGAACCAAGAAGGGAAAGGCTCTGGCCGCTGCAGGTCGCATCCTGGGTGAGAAGGTGGATCACCCGGGTGCTCCGGCAAAACCGTTCCTGCGTCCTGCGCTGGAAGCAAAGGCGCAATCCGCCATCGACAGCGTCGCAGACTATCTGCGTAAACGAATCGCCAAAGGCAAGTAATGATCGACAACGCACTGTTCCAGCGGCTCACCGCATTCGCCGGTTTGACCGCGCTGGTTGCTCAGCGCGTCTACCCGGTAGAGTTCCCTGAGAAGGTCACGCTGCCGGCAGTCGCTTATTCGCAAGTGTCCGGCAAGGGCGAGTCGGCGTTCGGCGCGGACAGTGCGTTGCGCCATGCGCGCTACACCCTGTTGGCCTTCGCGGCCAAGCCGACCGAAGCCAAAGAAGTGGCGCGCCAGGCGCGGCTGGCGGTGCAGCGCTATCGCGGGACGCTGGATGGCACGGTAATACAGGACATCATGATCGAGAACGACGGCGTTTCATTTCCAGACCCGCAAGCCAAGCTGCATTACTGCGCGGTCGACATCATCATCCATTACCTGGAGTAGCTATGGCAAACCAGATCCTTAAGGACTGCAAGCTGATCGTCGGAAAGTACGACTTCAGCGGCAAGATGAACGCGCTCGCGCTGAGCTACGGCGCGGAGGCATTGGACGACACCACCTTCGCCAGCGGCGGCACCAAGTCGAACGCAGGCGGACTCAAGACCGTCAGTTTCCAGCACGAAGGTCTGTTCGATACCGGCGCCGGCAGCGTGGACGAAGTATTCTTCGGCAACGTTGGCCTGGCCGAGCAGCCCGTCGCCATCTCGCCGCAGGCGGGCGCAGAAGGCGAGCTGGCCTACTTCTTCAAATCCTTGCAGACCAAGTATTCGCCGTCCGGAAAGATCGGCCAGCTGCTGGCGTTCTCAGTTGGCGGCGAGGCACAGAACAGCCCGCTGGTGCGCGGCATCGTGGGTCACACCAACACCAGGACCGCGACTGGCGTTGGTACTGCATACCAGCTTGGGGCGGTCTCTGCGGCGCAGAAACTGTTCGCCGCCCTGCACGTTCTGGCTGCATCCGGAACAACCCCAAGCCTGGTTGTGAAAGTGCAAAGTGACGACACGCAGGCATTTACCACGCCGACGGACCGCATCACCTTCGCTGCGCAGAACGCCGCCAATGCGGTATGGGCGACCCCGGTAGCTGGCGCCATCACCGACACCTGGTGGCGCGTCACCTGGACCATCACCGGCACTACCCCTTCGTTCCAATTCATCGTCCCCGTAGGCATCTTATAAAGGAGCTGCAACCATGGCAAACATCGTACTCACCGACGCATACATCAGCATCGCAGCCAACGTGCTGTCGTCCAGCGCCAACTCGGTCTCCATCGACTACAGTGCAGCTGCACAAGACGACACCACATTCGGTGACACCACCAAGTCCAGCCTCGGCGGACTGAAGGATTGGTCCATCAAGCTGGACTTTAACCAGGACTACGCCAATGCCGCGGTCGATTCCATCCTGTTCCCGCTGGTTGGCACCGTCGTCGCATTCGAGATCCGCCCCACCTCGTCAGCGGTCGGCGCCAGCAACCCCAAGTACACCGGCACCGGCCTCGTTACCGCTTACAACCCGATCGGAGGCAAGGTGGGCGACAAGGCTTCCTGCAGCGTCACCCTCATCCCCGGTGGTGCGACCCCGGCCCTGACGCGCGCGACGGCATAACATGAGCCTGCTCAATCGTGAAGCCATCCTGGCCGCGCAGGATGTGAAAGACGAGACCATCGCCGTCCCAGAGTGGGGGGGCGATGTTCGGGTGCGCGCAATGACGGCTGACGCGCGCGATGCCTTCGAGCAGGATGCCTACAAGGCCGCCAGCGAGAAGCGGCAGCTCACCAGCCTGCGCGCGCGCATGGTGGCTCGTTGTGTCATCGACGAGCATGGCAACCTGCTGTTCACCGAAGCGGATATCGAGGCGCTGGGCAAGAAGTCCGCCGCCGCGCTCGACCGGATCTACGAAGCCGTGCTGCGCATGAACGCATTGCGCCAGAGCGACATCGAGGATCTTGAAAAAAACTCCGTAGCCGGCCCAGCCGGCGCTTCCTCTTCCGCCTTGCCGAACGGCTCGGAAAAACAGTAGGCGAATTGACCAGCACGATGTCCAGCCGGGAACTCTCCGAATGGATCGCGCTGGCAAACATCGATGACGAATCCATGATGCGCGCCGAGATGGAGTGGCGCGTCAATGCAAAGCTAGGAAACCGCTGACATGGCCACCATAGGCACACTGCTGATCGAGCTATCGGCGAATGTCGCTCGCCTGGAGAACGACCTCGGCCGAGCATCCATGCACGTACGCAACACCGAGCGCATGATGAAGCAGTCTGTGGATCGCATGAACGGGTTCTTCAGCCTGTTGGGCGTCACGCTCTCCGGTGCTGCAGTCGTTGGATATTCCAAGCATCTGATCGATGCTGCCGATGCCACCAACGACCTCGCGCAGCGCCACGGGCTTGCGGTGGAAGAGATCGTCGGTCTTCAGCACGCCGCTCAGCAAAGCTCCACCGACATCGACAAGCTGGCCTCGGCATCCAACAAGCTCGGTGGTGCGCTGAGTGACAAGCCGGAGCTGTTCAAGAAGCTCGGCATCGACGCCACCACAGGCATGGGCGCGATGGTGCAGCTTGCCGATACGTTCCAGAGCATGCCGGACGGCATCCAGAAGAACGAGCTCGCTGCCAAGCTTTTCGGAGACCGTCTCGGTTCGGAGATGATCCCGTTCCTGAACCAGGGGACGGAAGCCATCAAAGGCCTGATCGCCGAAGGTCAGCGCCTCAACCCGCTCACCACCAAACAGGCCGAAGAAGCCGCCAAGCTTAACGACCAGCTCGACAAGCTCGGTTTCCAGGCCAAGGGGGCGGGCATGCAGATAATGTCCGTCCTAGTCCCTGGGCTGACCGATGCATCAACAAAAATGCATGAGCTTGCCGCAAACGGGCATCCGGTGTTGGCCTTGTGGCAAGGCTTGGCTGGCATGGGTAAGGTGCCGTGGGACCTGTTATTCCCACCTGAGGACTTGAAGAAATCTCTGTCTGTAGACAACCAGATCAAAGACTACAAGGCCCAGCTGCGTGACTTGCATGCCGAACTGAAGAACCCTTACACGGATAGCTTCCTGGGGCGCGGCACAGAGGCTGTACAAAAAGACATCGACAGAATCAAGAATCTGATCGCGACTCTTGAGAAGCATCGCGCCGAGCTGGACAAGCCTAATAATCCAAAGCCGCAGCCGCCTGCGAAAAAGAGCAACATCCCAGACGACCTATTTGGAAAAAAAGGTAGCGTCGACGGCATGCAGGTGCTGAAGGCGCTGGAGCTGGATTACCAGAACACCCTGTCCAGGCGCGCCGAAGCGATGAACTACCCGCTGATGTCGGCGAGCGAGCGCGCCCTGGCGGAAGACATGCGCGGAGTGCACGACAGCGCGGCCAAGTCTCGCGTCGAGCTGGAGAAGCTCAACGTCGCCGGCAAGTTGTCCGCTGCGGATTATTCGGCTCGCCTCAAAGAGCTTGAGGCGCAGGAGAATGCTCAGGTCGAGGCCATCAAGCGCATGGCCGCCGCGCAAGACAAGCTGAACGATTCATGGCAATTCGGTGCCAGCGTGGCGGTGCGCAAGTATCTCGACGAGGTCGGCGCCGGCGCGAAGCAGACCGAGCGGCTGATCACCACCGCATTCAACTCGATGGAATCTTCGCTGGCCAACTTTTACCGCGGCGGCACGCTGAGTCTGGATGCGTTCAAGAATGCCGTGCTGGACATGATGGCGCAGATCGCGGCACAGCGCACGATCCTGCAGCTGACGAACCTGTTCGGCGGAATCGGCGGCGGTGCAGCGGGTGGCGGCGGCGCGTCATTAACATCGTCGCCATCCATCGGCTACAACCCATCCATTGTCGACTCCATCATCGCGAATGGAGGCACCTACGAAGGCGGCGGCTATACCGGCCCCGGCCCGCGCAGCGGCGGGGTGGACGGTCGTGGCGGATTCCCGGCCATCCTGCATCCCGATGAGACCGTGGTCGACCACACCCGTCCTTCGTCGGCGTCGCCGGCAGGGCAGATGCCGGGATCTGGCGGACAGCAGATCGTCATCAACGACTACACTACGATCAATGTCGATAGCCGCTCGGACCGCGCACAAGCGATGTCCGATATCGACCGCCTGATCGACGCCAAGCAGAACCGGCTGATTGACCGTCTGCGCCGGGATGGAGCGATTGCATGATCATCACCTTCCCGGACACACTTCCCGCATCCGCCATGAGCTGGGGGATGCAGCGCCGCGACATGTCGTTCGGCTCTTCATTCGGCTCGCAGTCCATTGAGGCTGCGACCCCGCTCTGGAAGGTGTCGCTCTCCGCGCCCAAGATCAAGGAAGCCGAGAGCGGAGCATGGCAAGCATTGCTGCTCAGCCTTAAGGGCCGGACGAACCAGCTCGAACTATGGCACATATTGAGGCCGGCTCCCATCGGCACCATGCGCGGCACGATGACTCTGGGCGCGGCGGCGGCCAAGGGTGCGACATCCCTCACCATTGCCGCCGGGGCAGGGCAGGCATCGACCACGCTCAAGCAGGGTGACCTGCTTGGGCTAGGCTCGATCCTGACCCAGCAGGTGGTGATGGTGACGGCCGATGCCACGGCCGACGGCAGCGGGAACATCATCGTCAGCACAGAGCCTGCGTTGCGCAACGATTTCGCCGTCGGCGCTGCGGTGACATGGGATAAGCCCAAAGCGTTGTTCCGCCAGGCATCCGTCAAGTCGGAGTGGAACTATGTGCCGGGCGTGATCGTGTCCGGCTTCTCGCTCGACCTCATCGAGGACTGGCGGCCATGAGCGAGCTGACCGCGGCCCAACAGACCGCGCTGGAAAAGGCGCATCTGCGTCTGGCGTATTTCGTCGAGCTGCACTTCGCCAGCGGAATCGCGCGCGTCTCCACGCTGAACATCAACCTCACCTGGGGCGGGCACGAGTGGGTCGGCATGGGCGCGGTGGGGAATATCTCGCCGGTCGAGCAGTCGCTGGGTACCGGCTCGCGCGCGATGGATTTCACGCTCAGCCTGCCGCAGACGGAATGGCTGTACCGGTCCGTCGGCCCGGTGGAGGACTACCGTGGCCGGCAGGCGAAGATGTATTTCTGCCCGCTGGGCGATGACTTCCAGCCCGTCGGCAGCCCCGTGCTGTGCTGGCACGGCACGATGGACAGCATGCCCAGCAGCATCACCGGTACGCCGCCGGACACCGTGGGAAGCATCACCCTGTGTTGCGAGACCTCGGCCTACGGCCTGCGCCGCCCGGCCGCGCTGCGCCTCAATGCCGCGCAGCATAAGCAGCGCTACCCCAACGACACCGGGCTGGACCGCCTCAATGCCCTGCTCGGCAAGCCATTGCCGTGGCTCTCCGTGAGATACCAACAACGATGACCCAGACCGAATACATCGCCGCGCACCTCAAGACCCCGTTCGAGTGGGGCGTGCACGACTGCATCACCTTCGCCGTCGGCTGGGCCGAGATCGCCACTGGCCGCTCCATCCTGCCGTCTCCGCGCTGGAGCAGCGAGCTGCAGGCCGCGCGCACCATCAAGCGCCACGGCGGGCTGGTTGCCGCGCTGGATGCGCAGTTCTCCCGCATCCACCCAAACCGAGCCAAGGATGGTGACCTCGCCTTGAGCGCGGGCGTCGTCTCGCTGGTCAGCGGCCCGCACCTGCTCGCGCCGGGCGCCGATGGCCTGTTGTTCAAACCGCGCACGGAGGCCAGCCATGCGTGGACGTATTAGCCTGCTCGCCGCGCTGCTGCTGATCTCCACGGCTGCCTCGGCCATGCCGCAGGCGCTGGTGTATGTCGGTTCGCTCATGGTGGGCGCGGAGACCGGGTGGATCATCGCTATGGGCGTGGCCCTGATCGTGGCCGGTACCGCGTGGGGGCAGGACCAGCAACGCAAGGCTGCGCGCGATGCCGAGAACGCCGCCCGCGCCGCCTACAACTCTGCGCTCAAGGACCGGATGGCCACCGTCATCACCGGCGATGCGCCGATCATGTATGCCTACGGCGAAACGGTGGTTGGTGCGCGCATCGTGGACGTGCTCACCAGCGGAGATCGCGACCAGTATCACCACCTCGTCTGCGTGCATGCCGACCACGAGTGCGAGGCCATCCTTGACGTGGAGATCAACGGCAGATGGCTGGGCGCGCTGGATGCGAACGGCTACGTGACGCAGGGGGTTTACCTATACAGCCATCCGGTCGACGCCGTCGAATACAAGTCCGGCACCAGCTTCACTCTGGCTCACACTCCGATCGCGGGCAGCCTGAAGGTGGTCTATCAGGGCGCCACCAGCGACGGATATGACTGGAAGTTGATGCCTTACACGCTGGTGGGCAACCTGGTCACCGTGGCCGAGTCGCACAATTTCACGGTCAGCTACCAGTGGACCGAAACCATCCCGCGCGTGCGCGTGAAGAAACGCCTCGGCGTGCCTGGCACCCCCGCCGATGCCGACACCCTGGCCGAGTGCCCAGGGCAATACCTCAGCACCAGCACGCTCGAAAACAAATGCGCCACCATCATCCGCATCGATCTGGACCATGCGGAATTCCAGAGCGGCGTGCCGAGCATCAAAGTCAAACTGCGCGGCAAAAAGCTCCACGACCCGCGCGACCCCGCCTACCCGCTGGACACCCCGGCCTGGTCACAGAACCCAGCCCTGGTCATCCACGACTACCTCACCTCCGAGATCTGCGGTGTGCCGACGGACACCGTCGTGCTATCCGGCACCGCTGTCGCCGCCACGCCGACCTCGCTCACCCTGCCCGCAGGCGCGAGCGAGGTCGATGACTACTACAGGGACATGGTGGTGCGCATCACGGGCGGCGCGGGTGCGGTGCAGGAGCGGAGTGTGCTGAGCAGCAAGAAGAACCGCTGGATCAACTCCGAAGCGCCGAGTACTGCGAGCATCACTTCCGCGACCATCACGGACAACATCGCTCTCGGCCCGTTCGGGTCGATGAATGCCGCATCGGTGGTTGAAACCGCAGTCAACAGTCAGCATCAATTCTTACGAAAGATAGGAAACATCCCTGCCGGGCAGGTGATGACGATGTCCGCCTATGTCAAAGGCCTCGGCGTCGGCGCTACGCGATATCCAATGTGGTCGTTCAGTGGTGCCGCTGTCACCACTGCGTCTTATGTCAATTTCTCGGTCGATGGCTCCCTGACATATCGCAAGAGCGGGGCGGCACTGGATGCTGGCATCGAAGATGTCGGCGGAGGATGGTACCGCTGCTGGATGTCGGCTGTGGTCGACATCGGCGGTACGGTGACAGCGGATTTCAAGATGAGCGATGTCAGTACGGCTGGGTATCGAACCTGGGCTGGGGATGGCGTATCCGGGCTGCTGGTGACAGGCATGCAGGTCGAATATGGCGAGCAGTCGCCATACATCAAGACCCTGGGCGCCGTGGCGGTCGGCGTGGTCGTTGACAAGTGGTCGAGCAATCTGTGTGCCTACAGCGAGCAGTACGGCTCATGGACCAAAGACCTGGTGACCGTGACCGCCAATTCTGCGCTTTCGCCCGATGGTGACATGACCGCCGATCTGGTGATACCGACAGCGGAGTCTGGCCAACATCGAATCAAGCGCATCATCAACCTCACGGCAGGTGTGCCCTATACCTGGTCTCAGCGCATCAAGCGCTCGGATGCCGCGAATGGGCTGAACGGCTACATGCTGATCTACACCGCCGCCGACAGTAAAGTGTCGACCTTCGATCTCGGCCTCGGCACAGTGAATTCATCGAATGCCCCGGCGTCCGGCATCACAGACCTTGGCGATGGGTGGTTCGAGTGTTGGACGACCATCGTTCCGACTGCCACGGCGTTCTATACCTTCATGTCGTACATCACGAACGGCACATTCAGTTCTGGCATCACAGGCGATGGCGTGAATGGTTTATACCACTGGGGTTCGCAGGTCGAGGTGGGGCTGGAGCCGTCTGCCTACATCAAGACGGTCGGCGCTGTGCTAGTGGCGCTGCCCGATGCCACCTCCACCTTCCTGCTCCGCAACACCGAATCCGAGATCCCGGTCTCCGACTACATTGCGGCCGCCAACGCATGCGATGAGGATGTGCCCGGCTTGGGCGCGCGCTACACCGTCAACGGCACGGTGACATCGGAGCAGTCGCGCCCGCAGGTGCTGGATGATATGGCGCGCAGCATGGCGGGCATCATCACGCCGACCACCTGGGGCGTCCGCGCCGGGGCATGGTCTGCGCCGGTGATGGCCTTGTCGCAGGACGACATCGTGGGCGACTTCAGTTGGTCGCAAGGTGCTTCCCGCGCCGATCTGTTCAATGGGGTCAAGGGCCAGTTCGTCAGCGCCGAGAACGGCCACGTGCCCACCGATTTCAAGCCTTACCAGAACGCGGCCTATGTCACGGCGGACGGTGAGGAGCTGTGGACCAACGTGGACTTCGCCTACACCGACGAGGTGCAGCGCGTGCACAACATCTGCCGCATCATGACGGAGGACCAGCGCAACGGCTTCGCCATCGAGGCGGACTTCAGCTTCAAGGCGTGGGGCCTGCAGTTCGGCGACCGCGTGACGTTCACCAGCGCGCTGATCGGCCAGACGGACAAGGTCTATCGCGTGGTGGGCAAAAAGTTCGGCATGAACCAGGCGGTGCACCTGACGCTGAAAGAGGACGACGCCTCGATCTGGGACTATGCCGATGCCGTGGTGCCGGACAGTACTCCGAACACCAGCCTGCCAGACCCCTACGACATCGCCCCGCTGGAGACGCTGAGCTGCAGCTCTGGCACGTCCGTGCTGCAGCTCAACAGCGACGGCACCATCACCTCGCGCATGCAGGTTCAGTGGCCGCTCTCCACCACGCCGGGCGTGGTGCACGGCGGGTATATCGAAGTCGAATTCCGCCCGATAGGCGAGGGCGCGTGGAACAAGGTGCAAGTGACCGGAGACGAGACGCAGGTGTTCCTGGCGCCGCTGCAGGACGGGTTGTTCTACCAGGTGCGCGCGCGCACGGTGAACCCGTCGCTCAACATCAAGTCGATCTGGACCTACGCCGTGCACCTCGTGATCGGCAAGACAGAGCGCCCGTCCGCCGTGTCCGTCATCGCCGCCGCGCCGACCCTGCTGAACGTGGTGCTGACCTGGGAAGAGATCGCCGACCCGGACCGGATGGATTACCTTATCGCCGACGACATGGGCGGCGGCCTGGTGTGGAACGTCTATTCCGGCGCACAGGCCGAGCTGCCGCCCGCAGCGGCCGGGCTGCACACCTACCGCATCGTCAGCCGCGACACCAGCAAGCTTACCGCGCTGACCGAGGCCACCTGCCAGCTCACCATCTCGGCGCCCGGCGCGCCGGTGCTCTCCAGCGCGATCAAGGATGGCGTGGTGGAGTTGACCTGGAACGATAGCACCGCCACGCACCAGATCCAGAACTACGAGGTCAGGCATGGCGCAAGCTGGGCTGCAGGCACATTCGTGGCGCGCACCGATGCGCGCAGCCTGCGCATCACCCCGGACTGGCTTGGGAGCCGCACCTTCTGGGTGGCTGGCAT